CAACGAAGAAAAATCAGACTACTCAAAGTTTGATGTTCTTGTTCGTGCTGGTTTGGCTAATAAGGCACAGATGCAGCGTATCCATAAAATATTGGATAAGATGCAAGAAGAAAAACCTGTGTTTAATAATGCCGACCGTGCGATTCTACAGAATATGTTCAATCGTATGGTAGATTTGGTTTCTAATAACAAACAGATTTTTACTCAGGCTCGTAAAGCGGTAAGAGAAGATATCAACGAAGATACTTCCAATCCTCCATTTGTTCTATTGTTAAAGCGTAAAGCAATTCGTTTGTATCCTGATGGAACAAAAGTTGCCTTATATTATAATGACAAGATAGATAAGTATTTTTCTTTGCCTTATGGTAATGCAGTTGATGCACCAATCCAGGCAGAAGAAGTTGAAGTAATTGAAGAAGCGGTAATGGATCAGTTACATAAAATTGTATCAGCCAAAACTGGCGATAGTGTTAAGTTTGGTAATGGTGTAACAAGAAAGATTGACCACTTTACTGCATCTGCTATTACACAGGTACACAATGCACTAAATGATGCCAACAAAAAGAAGTTGGCTGATATGGTGCATAAGAGTCCAGAACACTTAGCTAAAGTTGCTGACTTTGCATTCAGCAAAAGAAAATGAATTTCTTAAAACTATTAGCACAGAACAAATTAGAAGAGGCAAAGCAAAGTATATTTGACCGCCTAAATGAGATTGTTGCACAGCGATTGAAAGAAGCAAAGCGTTATGTGCAGGCAGATGTGTATGAAGAAGTAGAAGAACTTGATGAGGTTGCAAAGAGAAATCCAAACCTTGTTAAGATGGGTAGAATCACAAAGATTCGCCGAAGAATTAGAAGAAATGCCAAAGGTCGTATTGTTGTGCAGAAGAACAAAAGACGCTCAGGCATTAAAGGTTATAGAATTGTAGGTAACTCTGTAAGAAGAATACCTGCAAATGTTAGATTACATAAAGCACGAATGTTGAAACGTGCATGGAAAACAACTAGACGATCTAAATTGCGCCGTTCGCTATTGAAAAGAAAAATGTCAATGCGTAGACGCTCATCAATGGGACTAAGATAAAATGGCATATGAAATTACAAATTCAATGAGAGGTGGTTCAGTTATTCGCGTGGTTGATCCAGGCACCGCGACCATCACTCTAAATGATCTAAGAGCAAATGCTTATACAGAAACAGTTACTGCTGCAACAATTCGTAGAGTTGCATGGTCAACAAACGGTTCTATTTCTATCGTAAGAAATAACGTACCTATTTTAATGTTGCACAATGCAGGCGAAATGAGATTCGATGAAATGGGTTATGCTGTAGCTAATAACAACAACCAAAGTATTGTGATTACAGTTACAACAGGCGGAACTCTTGTTATGGATATTTCTAAAACTGCTACCTACAATGTAGCACCAGATACAGGATTCTCAGTATGAAACTTATAACAGAAACTATTGATGATGTAAAGTATCTTACCGAAACAGCAGAAAACGGTAAGAAAAAATTATACATTGAAGGAACATTCCTTGTTGCTGAACAAGTCAACAAGAACAATCGTATGTATAAAATGGATACGATGCGCCGCGAAGTGCAGCGTTATGCAGAAGAATACATTAAAACTAATCGTGCCTTAGGAGAACTTGGTCATCCAGATACTCCTTCTATTAATCTAGAACGTGCATCGCACAAAATCATTTCATTGTCCGAAGATGGCAATTCTTTCTATGGTAAAGCACTTATCTTAGAAACACCATATGGACAAATCGTAAAGAACTTCATCGACAACGATGTGAATCTTGGTGTTTCTTCTCGCGCTATGGGTTCACTTGTTCAAACAAAAGAAGGTTACAATTTGGTGCAAGATGATTTTAGACTTGCAACAGCAGCAGACATTGTAGCCGATCCTTCTGCACCAGGTGCCTTTGTTAATGGTATCATGGAGAATAAAGAGTGGATGTTTGTTGAGGGCAGATTCGTTGAAGTAGATTTTGACCGAGCAAAAAGGCAAATAAAGCAGGCTTCCAAAGGTCAATTAGAGGAAGTTGCGCTAAAACTATTCGAAAATTACTTGCGTAAACTTTAATTTTTATAAATAAGAAATCATAAGGAGATTCCTAATGGCAACAAATAAACTAATGGAAGCGGCAGCAGAAATTCTTGCATCAAGCAAGAGTAAAGCTGGTGCTATGCCTCCCGAAAAACTACCAGCAGAAATTCACGATGCAGGTGGACCAACTCCACAGAATTATAAGAACGATGATAATTCTGCAAAGATTACTCCATCTACCAAGAGTGCTACTGCTCCAACAACTAAATCTTCTGATGCTTCTCCAGACAAGCAAGAAATGCTTGGCGGTGGTAAGAAGACCATGAAAGAAGAAGAAATTCAGGATGATGAAGTCATTGCTGAAACAGAAGAACAACTAGAAGAAAAGAAAGAATGGAAAGCAAAGATGAAGGAAGATGTTAATGCCCTTTTTGCCGACGATTCTACTATCTCAGAAGAATTTAAAGATAAAGTTTCAACCATTTTTGAAGCCCGTGTTGAAGATCGTGTAGCACAGATTCAAGAAGAAGTTGAAGCAAAGTATGCAGGTATGCTTGAAGAAGCTATCGCAGAAATGAGCCAAGACCTAACCGAAAAGGTTGATGATTATCTCAACTATGTTGTTGAGCAATGGATGCAAGACAATGAACTTGCAATCGAATCAGGTCTACGTTCAGAACTTTCAGAAGAATTCATTGCTGGTCTACGCAACCTATTCGCTGAACATTACATCAATGTTCCAGAAGATAAGGTTGACCTTGTTGATGAACTTGCAGGTAAAGTTGAAGAACTTGAAAGCAAGCTTGATGAGGAAATTGAGCGTGGTATTTCTTATGCCAAGGCTCTTGTAGAATCACGCAAGAATGATATTACCCGTGATGTATGCGAAGGTCTTACAACTACTCAAGTTGAAAAAATCAAATCACTCGCAGAGAGTGTTGAATTCTCCACAGAGGACGAATACAAAACCAAACTTGAGACTATCCGTGAGAACTACTTCCCTTCAGGTGCCAAAAAAGCTACTGAAGACCAGCTTCACGAACAGGTAGAAGAAACAACCAACAATGTTGCTATCAATGATCCATTTGTTGCCGCTGTTTCTAAAGCAATTTCAAAAACTAAGTTATAATAGTAAAACAAGGAGATAATAAATGTATTTGTCCGAAGGTCTACAAAAAAAATGGGAAGGTGTTCTAGAACACGCTGATCTTCCAAAGATCACAGACCCATACCGTAAAGCGGTTACAGCAGTTATTCTAGAAAACCAAGCAGTTGAGATGCAGAAAGAAGCTGGCATTCTTCACGAAGCCGGTTCACCAACAAACTTCGCTGGTACAGGCGGTTTCGGTGGTGGCGCAGCAGCAGCAGGTCCAGTTGCTGGTTTCGATCCAATCCTAATCTCATTGGTTCGCCGTTCATTGCCTAACCTAATCGCTTATGACATTTGCGGTGTTCAGCCAATGACAGGTCCAACTGGTTTGATTTTCGCAATGCGTACTCGTTACACCAACCAAGCTGGTACAGAAGCTTTCTACAACGAAGCTAACACCCAGTTCTCAGGTGCTAACACAGCATTGACAGCAGCAATTCTTGCACAGTTGACCTCTCTAGGTCTTGCTGGTGCAAACACCACAGAAACCTTTGTTAGCAACGCAGCCGCTGGTCCAGCAATGTCAACCGGTTCTGCTGAAGCTCTAGGTGATGGTGCAGCAGGTAACACCTTCCAAGAAATGGCATTCTCAATTGAGAAAGTTACTGTTACTGCAAAGACTCGCGCTTTGAAGGCAGAATACTCAATGGAACTTGCTCAAGACTTGAAAGCAGTTCATGGTCTAGATGCAGAAACCGAACTAGCAAACATTCTTTCAACAGAAATTCTTGCTGAAATCAACCGTGAAGTTGTTCGTACAATCTACGGTGTTGCTAGACTAGGTGCACAAGTTGGTACCACAACCCGCGGCACATTTGACCTAGACACCGACTCAAACGGTCGTTGGATGGTTGAAAAAGTTAAGGGTCTTGCATTCCAAATCGAACGTGAAGCTAACACCATTGCCAAGACAACTCGTCGTGGTAAGGGTAACATTATGATCTGCTCGTCAGATGTTGCTTCTGCTTTCGCAATGGCTGGTATTCTTGACTATCAATCAGCACTACAAGGTCAAGTTAATCTAACCGTTGACGATACTGGTAACACCTTTGCAGGTACCATGTTCGGTCGTATCAAAGTATACATTGACCCATACTTCCCAGCAGGTTCTACCGCTGAATTTGCGGTTGTTGGTTACAAGGGTTCTAATGCATACGATGCTGGTATTTTCTACTGCCCATACGTTCCTCTACAAATGGTTCGTGCAGTTGATACCGGTACATTCCAGCCAAAGATTGGCTTCAAGACTCGTTACGGTCTAGTTGCTAACCCATTTGCTGAAGGTACTACACAAGGTCTTGGTGGTTTGAACGCACAGTTGAACAACTACTACCGTTCATTCCGTATTGCCAACATCATGTAATAAAAAGTCACCGTAGAGTGACCTTTAAAGAGACCTCCCTAAAAAGAGGTCTCTTTTTTTATCTTATAAATAGGATACTATGAGCGTACTAACAAGAAACCCTGCCAATCCAAATCCATTACAACCGAATAAATTTCTGTTGACATTTGGACGCGCACCAAATATGCAATACTTCTGCCAGAATGTAAGTGTTCCTGGTATTTCATTGTCTGAGATCCCATTCAATACTCCATTTGTCGATATACATTCTCCTGGTGAAAAAGCAATCTATGACCTATTGAATGTTACCTTTATCATTGATGAAAATTTGACTGCTTGGTTGGAGATACATGATTGGATTAGAGGTATGACTTTTCCAACCAGATTTTCGGAATATCAAAATTTAAATAGATTAAATAGATATGCATCTGTCGAATCGGACATTAGTAAAACATTTCCACAATTCTCTGATGCCACATTGACTATCTACAATTCATCAAATAATCCATTCACCAGCTTCCATTTTCACGAATGTTTTCCGGTTTCAATATCGGCATTCGTAATGAATGTGCAAGATGATCCTGAAACCATATTGACTGCCGATGCAACATTTAGGTATAGTTACTATGATGTTATACCTCAAACTGCCAAACAACATTTGGGTACATTTTAATTTTTGATTGACAACCTGTTTGTGATTTGATATACTCCTACTAGGAGGTTTTACACTATGACCAAAATTGAAGAATTGCTGGAGATGTGGCGCAAAGATTGTGATATTGATCGCACGGAACCAGGCAAAGCATTACTTGATATACCCAAATTGCACAGTAAGTATCTCACCATACTTTCAAAACATCGCCTACTTTCCAAAGAGGCTGAGTTCAAGTATAACAAAATGAAACGATTGAAATGGGAATACTATACTGGTAAACTTGATGATGAACAACTGGGTCAATATGGTTGGGAGCCATTTCCCTATGTGCTTAAATCCGAGATAACTACATACTTGGAGAGCGATGAAGATATCAACAAGTATATCGCAATGAAAACTGTTAATGATGAGATTGTAGAATTGTGCCAGAGTATAATGAAAGAACTAAACTCTCGTACATTCCAACTGCGTGATTATATAGCATGGGAAAGATTTATTCAAGGTGTATAACCTAACATTACATAGAAAGAATGAAGCATTCATTACCTTTGAATGCGACAAAGGTGTTGCTCAGGAGATGAGTGACTACTTTACTTTCTATGTACCAGGTTATCAGTTTACTCCCGCATACAAATCTAGGATGTGGGATGGCAAAATACGCCTTGCTGACCTAAGATCATTCACCATCTATCGTGGATTGATACCTTATATCCAAAAGTTTTGTGATGAGCGAGACTACAAACTTTCAATAGATTCTGATTTACTTGTTACACAAAGCTTCTCTGGTGTTGAAGCGATGGAATTTATTCAGACTCTTAACTTACCATTTGAAGTAAGAGAGTATCAACTCAAATCTTTTCTCCATGCTGTGCGTAATAAGCGTGTATTGTTACTGTCACCGACAGCATCAGGTAAATCTCTGATACTATATCTCATCATCAGATATCTACAACAAGAACATAAGCGTGGTCTTTTAATTGTTCCAACCACTTCATTGGTTGAACAGATGTATAAAGACTTTGAAGAC